GTATACACCGTAGTATTATCTGTAGTAGTTAAATCTACTAATTCATTTTTATATATATTAGCCACTCATAAACCAAGAGAATCTCTCTTGCTCCTGTTTTGTTTCATTTTGATATGTTGAATTTAATTGTTCTACAACCAAAGATAAAGTTCTATTTATTTGTTTTTGGTTTGAGAAATCGTATTCTTCTTTTGGTTCTGGTATTCTTACGTTAATCTTTGGCATTATCTTCTTCCATCCGGTTGTAAATCTAATCTTAATGTTCCAAATCTCCAGGACTCATTAACTGCATCATTTTCTATTTTAACACTTACAAATCTACCTCTTGCCCTTGTATCTTTTTTATCTGTACTAGCTGTTATTGTAAAAGGACTTAATGCAGTTTGTACTTCTGTTTGTTGTGGATATCGTTT